GATATTCTACATCAGAAAAAAATAGAAGTCCGGGATATAAGCAGATAAAGCAAATAAAAAAGAAAATTATAAGTTTAGCTAAAAAAATAATACATGATGGAGAAATAGATATACCGCAATGATTGAATTAACAGAAGAACAAAAGAATAATATTTTAGAAGCGTGGAATGAAAATGCAAGTAGCCCTCCCGCTCTTCTAGAATTAATTAAAATTGCATTCCCCGATCAAAATGTGGATGGCCGAAGCAAAGAAGGAAGGGCCGTAAAAGCCTTTCTAAGCACAGTTAATATCAAAGCAAGGGGTGCACACGAATATCAGCACAAAGAGGCCTTAGAGCTCGATTCTGATCAAATAGAGTTCGTTCACAATCACTATCCCGACATGAAAGTGCTAGATATAGCAAAAGTAATTTTTAAGAACGACGAATTAGGGCCCCTTAATCAAGAAACTAGAGTTTTAACAGAATATATAAAAACCAATATCGATGGTTCTGCTGGAGAAGAAAATGTTTCTCAAGAATATAAAGTTCCGACGACTTTTAATTTAATGTTGAGTAGAATTAATAAATATATAGCCGAACCCATAGATAAAGATAAAGTTACTAATTTACAGAAAAAAGAAATTACCTCTGCTTTAGGATATGTTTCAACTTATAGATTCATTCATCAAATTAATAGATACAACGGTCAAAGAGATAGAGACTTACTAGAATCTACATTTATTAGATATGTGTATGACAAACCCGATTTATCTCAAGAGGAAGTTGATCAATTTATACTTTTATCAACAGAAGTGGTAATCGCCTCCAATATTCAGGATAGAGTTGAAAGATTAAGAACTATGCTCGACGACGTAGCGGATGATACAGATGGTCGAAGAATTTCTATGGCCTTAGTGGAATCAATTAATACGGCTCAAACAGAATATAATCAATCAGTGACTAGACAACAAAAATTACTAAACGATCTTAAAGAGAAGCGTAGTGATAAGCTAAAAAAACAGATTCAAGAGAACGCTAGCATTTTAAATTTAGTAGAGATGTGGAGGGAAGAAGAGTCTAGAAATAAAATGATCAAACTAGCTGAATTAAGAAAACAAGCCGTTCAAGAAGAAGCGGAAAGATTAGGAACCCTAGATGAAGTCAAGGCAAGAATATTAGGCCTTACTGAAGAAGAGTTATGATAAAATGTAAAGTATGCGGTAAAGAATTTGAATCAGACGGCTCCTTACATAAACATTTAAGAGCCCACAAAATGAGGATGGCCGAATATTATCAAAAGTATTATCCTCGTTATGATTTATATGATAAAAAAATAATAAAATTTAAATCTAAACAATTTTATTTTGAGGCAGACTTTAATACAAAAACTAATTTAAAGAAATGGATAAAAGAACAGCCCGAAGATGTAGCTAAAAAATATTGCAATGATTTTATAACAAATAGAATTGAAACTAGAGATTTAAAATACGCCCCCCCCGAGGTAGAATTAAAAACAATTATGTCTCCCCCTACCCTATTTCTAGATAATATATTGAATGGTTATTATAAATACTGTAATGATAAGGGTCTTATAAACAAATTTAAATCTATACCTACAGAAGGGCTAATAAAACGCACAGAAGACCTAGAAAATGAGGCTATATACGTCGACACAAGAGAACAGAAGCCGCTTAAATTTAAAATACCAATAGAGATAAAAACTCTAAATTTTGGAGACTATGCTTTCAGTAATGCTAAAGTATCAGGAAACACATATATCGAAAGGAAATCTATAAGCGATTTTATCGGTACTATGAGTGGAGGATTTGAAAGGTTTAAAAAAGAAATAGAAAGATCTATAGAAAAGGATGCTTATTTAATAATATTAGTAGAAGATACTTTAAGTAACTGTATGTCTTTTAATTATTTACCCCATGTATCTAAAAAAATAAAAGCTACCCCCGAATTTGTATTTCATAATGTAAGGCAACTTATACAAGAATATCCGAGTATACAGTTTTTATTTGTTAAAGGCAGGCAAGAGTCTTCTCGTCTAATACAGCGCATTTTTATATGTGGAGGAATGCATAAAGAAATAGATTTACAATTAGCATATGATATGAAATTATTATAATGTGGTACGCTCCAGAAAAATATAAACTAGACGAAGTTAAGGATCTGAATCAAGATTTCCTAAATAACTTAAAAGGTGAGTTAGATACTAGGCAAGCTAAGATAACTCTAGCGCAATTCCTTCATCACAATCTAGGTTTAACTACTGAATTAATATCTGGTATTAAATTGGCGCCTTTTCAAGAAATTACTCTCCGAGGAATGATGGAGCGTAATTTTAGCATGTGCGTATGGGGTCGTGGTTGTGGTAAAACATTTATTGCTAGTGTGTTTTCATTCTTATATTGTATATTTAACCCCGGTTCAAAAATACTGATTGCTGGCCCGACATTTCGTACTGCGCGCTTTATCTTTAATAACATAGAGAAGATGGTAGATACTAAGGGAGCAGAGCTTCTAATGCAAGCTTTCGGAGCTAAGTCAAAACGTAACGATCAATACGAATGGCAAATCAATGGCGGAACAATTACGGCTATTCCGTTAAGTGGTGAGAAAATTCGTGGTTTTCGTGCAAATATCCTATTACTAGACGAGTATCTATTATTACCTGAAGAAACAATCAAGACTGTTCTAATGCCGTTCTTGGTTGCTCCACAAAACATGAAAGAGCGCATAGAAGTTAGAGAATTAGAAGATAAGCTTATAGAAACAGGTAAGATGAAAGAAGAGGAAAGAATGGTATTTAAAAATGAATCTAAAATGATAGCTCTTTCTTCTGCTTCTTATACTTTTGAGAATTTATATAAACAATATAAGGAATGGGTTGATAATATTTATTCTCCAGATCAGTCAGAGGCTAGTTATTTTATTTCTCAGATGGGTTATGAAGCACTTCCTGAACACATGATTGATACAACCATTATTGAGGAAGCGCAGAATGGCGGTCAAAATCATAGTTCATTTTTGAGAGAGTATTGTGCTCAATTTACAGATGGTTCTGATTCATATTTTAGCGCGAAGAAAATGCACGAATGCACCATACCTGACGGAGAAGCCCCGCATACGTTAATTAAAGGCGCAAAGGACAAGAAGTATATACTTGGCATTGACCCTTCATTTTCTAATAGTCCTAGCTCTGATTTTTTTGCTATGTCGGTATTAGAGATTGACGAAGAGAGAGGTCATGGATCTTTAGTGCATAGTTATGCCGTGGCCGGCGGTGATCTTAAAGAACATATTAAATATTTGTATTATTTACAAAGCGCTTTTGATTTTGATATGATATGTATTGATAATGCAGGTTTTCAATTTATTGATAGCTGTAATGAAACAAAGTGGTTCCAAAATGATAAGATTAATTTAAAATTTGTTGAATTTAATAGCGATAAAGAGGGTTTAGACTATGATTCAGAAATAAAGAAATTAAAATTAGGATACAACAAACAAGAAGGTAAGGTAGTATTTAAACAAAATTTTAGTTCATCTTTTATAAGAAAAGCAAACGAACATCTACAAGCGTGTATAGATCATAAAAGAATATGGTTTGCTTCTAAAACGGCAGCTAACGGTGCAGCATTTGATAAGTGTGTTAATCAAAAAGTTAAAGTTACTTTTACAGGTCACCCCTCCCTATTAGAACTAATAGAGGAACAGGACAATTTGATATATCAAACCAAAAGACAATGCGCCCTAGTTGAGGTTAAGAGCACAGCGAAAGGAACGCAAACATTCGACTTACCCCAACATTTAAAACGCTCTACAAACGCCACAAGGGCACGTAAGGACAATTACACAACTCTAATGTTGGCAAATTGGGCTTTAAAATGCTATTTAGACATGCAAAACGCTGAAGAAGCTCAGTATTTTACTTTTACCCCGAGGATGCTGGGATAATTAGTGTAATATTTCATGATTAAAAGGATTAAGGATGTCTAAAAATCTAATTAGATTAAAACAATTAGACCAAACGGAATTGGCAAATTTTATTTTGTCAACCGCCCCCTCAGGCCCTACGGGCTCTACAGGGCCTCAAGGTACGACTGGCGCAACAGGCGTAACAGGTATACAAGGCCTTACTGGAATTACTGGTCCATCTGGTGCAGCTGGCCCTACTGGGCCGCAAGGTGTAACTGGGCCTCAAGGTGCCACAGTATATGGAGGACCTACGGGACCGCAAGGTGTACAAGGTCCTACAGGACCAGCCGGCTTAAGTCAATTTGGAGGACCCACTGGTCCTCAAGGCCCTACGGGAGCAACGGGCGCGCTAGGACCGACCGGGCCAGAAGCACCCGGACCTACTGGTCCTCAAGGTATACAAGGGCCCATAGGTGAAGCAGGCCCCACTGGCGATACGGGGTCCACTGGCGCTACTGGTGTGGGTGGTGATCCCGGAGATAGATACCGAAGTACTTCTTATTCGTCAATAGCTATTCCACTTAATCCTACTCAAATTCAATTAACTATAGAACAATATTTAGCTTATAGTGCTGGACAAGAAGTTATTTTAGCTTATGATAGTTCAAGATATTTTTCCGCTATAGTAGACAGTTATGATAGATTTACAGGAATCATGTTTGCAACCTCCGTTTATTCGACGGGTACAGGCACATATAGTTTCTGGACTGTTAACTTAGCTAAAGCTCAAGGAAGACAGGGGCCAGCTGGTCCCACTGGACCACAAGGAAATGTAGGTGGGGTCACCTTTAAAGTCGGCATAGATGGAACTAACGGATATACTTTTGAGGGTATTTCTGGCACGAATCCCAATATTACGATCGTAAGAGGTATGACTTATGTATTTGAGTTTATAGATTCAACTACGTCAATTACACATCCGTTATCTTTAAAAGATACTAGTGGTAATGATTTGTCTTCTTCGAGTGGTGTTTACGGTAATGGAACGGAGAGGGTAACATTTTCTGTGCCCTACTCTTCCCCTAATTCTTTGCAATATGTTTGTTCTCCGCAGCCTTCATTTGTGGGCTCTATAGTGGTTTCTGATGCCGGCGGGATAAGGGGAGCAACTGGAGCTACTGGAGTTGCGGGTCCCACTGGTCCAGCTTGGGGAGAGACTGGTCCCACGGGCGCAACAGGGGAAAAAGGAGAAACTGGCGCTACTGGACCAAGAAGCGCGACAAATATAGGAAAATTTTTAGAATTAAGCATGGTTTTTGCAACAGAATAGATAGGTAAAATAAAATGATTAGTGGAACTTACATAGGCACAGGAGATTATACAACGCTTTTGCAATCTGAAGGCGTTAAGCATATCGTTATGGGAATTACTTTTTGTAATTCTCATGATACTTCGGGTGAATTTATAGATCTGCACGCGGTCACTAGTGGTGACAACGCTGGCGGTCACAATTTGTTATTAAAAAATTTATATCTCCCGCCAGAAGAAACATATAGCATGCATCAGCGCATCGTGCTGGGCAATGAGGAAAAAATAGTAGCTAAGAGTGCCGGAGCAGTTCATAGCGATAGTATTATTAATGCAGTAACAACTTATACAAAATTAGATGGATTAGGATAAAAAGATTATGTCACATTATGTAAAACAAGGATATATCGGGCCAACAGGACCAACGGGGGCAGTCGGGCCAACTGGCCCCGGAGTTGGTGCGACAGGACCGCAAGGACCCGCTGGTGTCACTGGACCAATAGGCCCACAAGGCACAGGACCTACTGGAGCAGCAGGCCCAACTGGACCGCAAGGCCCCGCTGGCGCTACTGGTGTGACCGGACCCGCATCAACAGTAATAGGACCTACTGGCCCATTAGGACCTACTGGTGATGTATATACCGTTGGATTTACTGGTTCAATCAGCGTACCTGTTCCTAATCAGCAAATGCCCACGATAAATATCGGTACTGGATATGCATACTCTAGAGAACAAAAAGTTATTATTGCAAATACAAATACTACTACTCTTAATCTTGTAGATTATATTAAGGGTAATGTAATTTCTTATAATGCTGGAAATTTAACTGTTAGAGCTAGTTCGTCAGCTAATGAAATTGTAGGTGTTACTGGTGCCACAGGATCTAATTGGTCTATTTCTTTAGATGGGGCAATTGGTTTACCGGGAGATACAGGCCCAACTGGAATTACTGGTACAGTAGGAGCTACAGGGCCAGATGGTTCAACAGGGCCCACTGGTCCAGCAGGCGCCACGGGCGCAGCGTCTACAGTGGCGGGACCTACGGGGGCTCCGGGAGATTTATATAAGGGGACATCCGCAACTTCTACTACTATACCTCAAGTTAACAGTAGCGTGGTTATGGCTTTGGTGGAAACTAATTTAGCTTATACGATTGGCCAAAAAACTATAGTCAGCGCAGACACTGACAATTTGTTTACTGGAGAAATTACTTCTATATCATCTAACAGTTTAACTATTAAATGTCTTTCTAGAAGAATTAATGGGGTAGATGATTCAACCCTAGCTGGAAATACTTTCAATAGCTGGGAAGTAAATTTAGACGGTGCAGTAGGTAAACAAGGACCAACGGGAGCAATTGGTTTAACTGGGCCAATCGGTGCATCTGGAGATTTATATGCTACAGAGATTGACGCAAATAATACCGCAGCTTTTCCAATACCCATTCCCGGCACAGGGGGCGCAACGGTTAACCAGCAATTTACAGTTGCGACAGGACTAGCTTACACGATAGGACAAAAAGTTAAAGTAGCTCATGATTCATTGAATTGGTTCTCTGGTCCTGTACTGGTATATAATTCAAATACAGGTTTAATGTCTGTAGAGGTCCAAGATCACGCTAGAACTACGCCGTATGACTCTTGGAATGATCACAAGGTAAATCTTGATGGAGCAGTCGGAAAACAGGGGCCCATTGGCCCGACTGGATCTCAGGGCATCAAAGGTGATATTGGAGTTACTGGTCCTACCGGAGCAGATTCTACAGTAGCGGGTCCAACGGGGTCCCAAGGAGCGACTGGGGCGACTGGCCCCCAAGGTTCTTCTGATATTTTATATGTACAAATATTTAGTTAAAGGAAATTAAATGGCAACTTATAGTAAACAAAAATTAACTGGTTCTACGTATGGCAAAGGCGTTGTTGTTTCAAGCACATCGTCTTCATCGCCTAATTTAGTTCACACAGCTACATCTAGCGCTTCCGATTTCGACGAGTTATGGTTATGGGCTTATAGTGATCATTCCGATTCTCAACCCGTTAATTTAACGGTTGAGTTCGG